AGCATGTGGAGCCGGATTGCCTGGAGGAGGTCCTCAAGCATATCCACGCCCTGACTTTGAAGTTCGCCCTGGTCGTGATCTGCAAGTATCCGTCCAGCCATCTTTGCCCGGACGGGACGAACAGCCACAAGATCCTGGAGAACGAGCATTGGTGGAGGAAGAAGATCGAGGCGGCAGGGAAATGGGAGGCCATCTACAGCCTGCCCACGAACCTGTCGAAAAGTGAACTGAGGACTAAGTGGGTGGCCCTGCTTCTGTCCAAGGTAGAAAGGGAGAAGGAGCATGAAACAGATTGACGGATGGTGGGTTCCGGACTGGTGGACGGAGAAGGACTTTGCCGCATACAGCGCGAAGTTTGACGCCACCCTGGACAAGGCCCTGGAATACTGCCAGCTGAAAAGGACTGTGGTCATGGCCGGGGATTCTATCGGGTACTGGTCGAAGAGACTAGCCAAGGATTTCCGTTGGGTCCTTACGTTCGAGCCGGTGCTGGAAAACTTCGAGTGCATGGTTAGGAACCTGGAGGGCCTGCAGAACGTGGACAGGCTTCAGGCCTGCCTCGGGCATAAGCACCGCCCCCTGGAGATGAAGAAGATGAGGAAGGGAGATCACTGGGTCGTGGCACAGGGCAAGCTCGTCCAGTTCCCGATTGACAAGCTGGACCAGCAGCCGATAGACCTGATCCTTCTGAATACTGCGGGGTACGAGTACTTCATCCTTGACGGGGCTGGGAAGAATTTCCATTTCTGCCATCCCGTGGTTGTCTACGAGAACCACAAGAAGTGGAAGGACCTGCATGGCAAGCCCGAGGACGGGTGCGAGAAGATCCTGAAGAAGGCGGGCTTCGAAGTCAAGGCGAAGGTCGAGAATCATTTGATATGGGACAAGAAGAACAAGCCGGTGATGCCCAAATGAAAATACCCAAAATAATTCAATGGCTAAAAGAACCTGTTCAGCATTGTGTCTTTGCCTCTCACATGGGAGGTGTGTTCGAAGAGAGACCTCGTTGGAGGGGCATGCTTGCCAACTTCTTGGAGCCGGTGGGGGCCTTCCTTTGCGTGGTCGGTCTTCTTGTAGCCTTTGCTGCTTTTGTTCTTACATGGGGAAGTAGTAAATGAAAAAGATCACATTGGTCTATGCCTACTACGACAACCCGGGGATGTTCCAGATCCATCAGCGGCTCTGGAATTCCTACTCTGCCCGGGCGTTGGAGGAGATCGAGATGATCGTCTGCGACGACTGCTCCCCCAACCATCCCCTGGGCGAGTACCTCCTGCCGGCGTCCGAGAGGAAGTACGACCTGAAGGTCTGGCGGGTCACGGAGAACATCCCCTGGAACTGGATCGCCTGCAGGAACAAGGGAGCTTTCGAGGCGGCAGGGAAATGGATCATGCACACGGACATCGACCTGGCGTGGCACCCGGAGACGGCGGACAAGGTCCTGGACCTCCTCCCCACTTTTGAGGACGGGGTCTGGTACACCATGGACAGGATCAAGATGCCGGAAGGGAAGCCTTACAAGGGACATCCCAACAGCTACATCATGACGAAGGACCTCTACTGGAGGATCGGTGGGTATGACGAGGAGTACTGCGGCTTCTACGGGAGCGATGGGTCATACAGACGGCGGTGCGTTATGTTCGGCGACGACTTCCAGCACCTCCATGGGATCCCGCTCCACTACTATCCGAGAGGCGTCTACAAGGACTCAGGCTGTGCGACGGAGGATCGGGTTCGCTACAAGGACCGCGGGAAGGACAGGGAGGTCCTGGTCCGGAGCCAGCACAACGTAGCGAAGCTCTCGAAGCCCCTGACGATGACCTACGAGTATGAGAGGGTGTTATGAACCGTGAGCTTTCTATATGCTGCTGGAAATGGCAGCCCGGGGAGATACGGCAATCCAAGAAGAAGAAAGGGTTCACTGCACACCACGTGAACACCCTCTTCTCCATGATCGACCGGCACTACGACAAGCCCTACCAGAAGATCTGCATCACGGATGATCCGGAAGGGATCGACAAGGACGTCAAGATCGTCCCTCTCTGGGACGACTACAGGGACATGGGGGGCTGCTTCGTGCGCCTCAAGATGTTCTCCTCTGAGATGAGGAAGATCCTTGGCCCGAGGTTTGTCTCCATTGATCTTGACTGCGTAATAGTGGACGACCTCTCCCCCCTCCTGGACAGGGAGGACGACTTCATCATCTGGGGAGACCCGGAAAGGGTGGTCAAGTTCTGCGGATCCTTCTGGATGATGGATGCCGGGGTCAGGGAGGAAGTCTGGGTGGGCTTCAATCCGGACTTGTACAAGGTCCGTGCCAACGGGACCTACAAGGGCGGGACCGACCAGGTGAGGATCACCCACTGCCTCGAAAAAAGAAGCGAGTCCATGTGGACGAAGGAGGACGGGGTCTACAACTTCCAGGCGGATATCCGGCACCCGGAACGAAGGATCGGCAAGAAGAAGGCCCGGAGGATGTCCCAGGCAGAGAGGGAGGAGCGGGTCAAGAGGATCGGGGAGCTTGCCATGGCCAAGGCGCAGGAGGCCTACACCCACACCTACGAGAAGCAGATTGCCAATGGCAGGAAGGAAGCCACGGCCCGATACCTGGCGAACAGGTCCATGGAGAAGTATGTGGACAAGGAAGTGGGCAAGAGCCTGGAGAAGCTCAAGAAGGAGGAGAGGCTTCGGTCTGATTCCTTCATGGAGGAACGGAGAAAGATGTTGGCGAAGAAGCAGGGCGGCGACGGCAACCTTCCGGACAACGCCAGGATCGTGTTCTTCAACGGGAAGCACGACCCGTCGGACCCGGAATTGAGGGAAGCCTACCCATGGATCGGGGAGCACTGGAAATGAATTTGACGGTATGCACATTTGCATGGGGCGGCTGGGGCGGAGCGGATATGCCGGAGTATATCCAGCGCCTTCGTGACGGGGTAAGGAGGAACCTCCCCCGGCCTTTCCGCTTCGTGGTATTTTCGGACAGGGACCTGAAGATCGACGGGGTCGAAACCCTCCCGCTGGACCCGCGCATGTTTCGGTGGAACCTACAAAAAATGGTTATGTACTCGCCGGAAGCAGGCCTGGCTGGAAAGGTCCTTGCCCTTGATTTGGATGTGGTCGTGACAGGTCCCCTGAATGATCTGATCACCTACAAGGCCCCGTTCATCACCTGCGAGGCAGCCTACAAGAAGAACTGGTGCGGGGGGTCGGTCATAGGCTTCCGGCCTCCTTATGGCCAGGACGAGTTCTGGAAGCCCCTGGAGGAGGATCGGGAGTTCTGGGAGTACTATTCAAGGGGCAGCGAGAGGTGCTACTACAACATGAGGTTCTCCTGCATGCAGAAGCCCCCGAAGTTCTGGCAGGACCGATTCCCTGGGCAGATAGTATCTTACAAAGTGGACTGCGAGAACGGTCTCCCGGAGGGGGCAAGGATCGTTCGATTTCATGGCAAGCCAAGACCGCATCAAGTAAACGACTTGTGGGTCAAGGAACACTGGAGGAAGGGAGAATGAAAGAACCTATCCTGATAACGGGATGCGCGAGAAGCGGGACGAGTCTGACTGCTGGAGTCATTCATTACTGCGGGGCATGGGGAGGCAGGATGAGCGGCCCGACGATCAACAACCGCAAGGGCATGTTCGAGAATGCGGAGATACGGAACAACATAGTGAAGCCGTACCTTCGATTTCTCGGGGTGGATCCCCTGGGACAGAACCCTCTCCCGGACGTGGAGAACCTTAAGCCCCTTGCCGGCCTCAGAAGGCGGGTGGAGGAGACGATGATGTGGCAGGGCTATATGGACGGCCCCTGGTTCTACAAGGGCGCGAAGATGTGCCTCTTCTGGCCGGAATGGCATAGGGCTTTCCCGGACGCGAAGTGGGTGATCGTTCGACGGGCGGACGAGGACATCATCCGGTCCTGCATGAAGGCGGGGTTCATGAGAGGCTACCGGGACCAGGAAGGCTGGCAGGGATGGATCAACGAGCACAAGAAGAGGTTCAGGGAGATGGAGGAAGCTGGCCTGAACCTGGTGGAGATCTGGCCGGCAGAATTTGTGGACGGGAACTTTTCCCAGGCGAAGCACATGATCAACAAACTGGGTCTGAAATGGAATGACCGGAAGGTCAAGAAGTTCATCACCCCGGAACTATGGAGTAAGAAAGATGGCAGTTAGAACTACAAGCGCAAAAGTACAGGCCGTCCTGCCTACGGATTTCCCGTCTGCGATAACCTTGACGGAGCATATCGCCGCGGCAAGTATCATGGTCGATGACATAGCCACGGAAGACTCCACGCTGTCCTCCTCGAGGCTAACAATCATAGAGACCTGGCTGGCGGCCCACTTCGCGGCGATCACCGAGGCCCAGCTCTCCCAGGAAACGATCGGGGATGCCACTGACAAGATCGAGAGCAAGGTGGACCTGGGCCTCAACGTGACCCGCTGGGGACAGCAAGCCCTGGCCCTGGACCCGACAGGGGTCCTGGCTTCCTCCGCGAAGGGAACGAAGAGGGCCAGCATCAAGACCCTGAACCCGGAGGCTACTAGCTGATGAAGCTTTATAGCAAGTTGAAACAGTCTGCGGTCTACTGGGGGACTCCAGTGGCAGATGGCCGGGGGAAGAAGTCCTTTGGTTCACCGGAGGAGATCACCTGCAGATGGCAGGAAGTCCAGGTCCAGTTCACGGACGCCAACGGGCAGGAGAGGACCTCCCAGGCCGTGGCGTGGTATGACGATGATCTGGATCTGGGTGGCTATCTCTACCTGGGACCCGAGTCGGACCTGGACAGCAACCACGATGACCCGACGATCATAGCGGGAGCCTATGAGATCCGGGGCTACGGGAAGCTGCCGAACGTCCGGGGAACCCAGTATTTGAGGAAGGTCTTTCTGACGACAGGGAGGGTCATGGCGTGATAGGCTTTGGAGTACAGGTCGAGGGAACGGAAGAGGTACTGGCTAATCTGAATGATCAGATAAAGACCCTGCCCCATGCCACCCGTCGTGGATTGATCAAGGCTGGTTTCTTCCTGCAGAGGAAGTCCCAGAAGATCGTTCCTGTAGATCTGGGGAACCTCCGGTCCAGTGCCTTCACGGCCTGGAAGGGTGGCTCCAGCTCCACAAGCAAGAGGTTCAAGTCCCCGGCAATGTCCGCGGATCATGAGAAGGCAGTGGCCGGGGCGAAGGCAGTGGCATCGATGGCAGGGAAAAATAATCCGGCTGTTGTTGTTGGCTACAGCGCTTACTATGCAATTTACGTCCACGAGAATCTGGAAGCGAAGCACAAGAAGGGGAAGGTGGCCAAGTTCCTCGAGAGGCCCCTCAATGACTACAGGGCGGACCTCTTCAATATCATAAGGAAGGACGCCGTGAAGGGCATGAAGAAGAAGGCCGGGAAGAAAGCTTCGAAAGCCCACAAGAAAACTTTGGGAGGCGAATAATGAACCCAGTGATTGAAGACATCAAGGACAAGCTCGTGGCAGGCAGCGTTGGAACCCTTGGGGCCACCTCTGGGTGGGGCATCCACTTGAACAGGGAGCCTGCTTCCAACGAGTCTACAGTGACGACCATTACCCTGTACGACACGGGGGGAGCCCCTCCGGTGAAGAGCATGGACAAGTCCAAGCCGGAGCTGAAGAAGTCCTCCTTCCAGGCAAGGGTCCGGGCAGCGACAGATCTGGCAGCCCAGAACAAGATCCGGGAGATCATAGACCTCCTTACGACCCTGTCCCCCTGGACGGTAGGGCCGAACGTCCCGGACACAGGGGATGCCGCTGTCCGCTACACAGAGGTCGTCCAGTCCACGGAGGAAAGCTTCTTGGAGAAGAATGACAATGACGAATTTATCTGGACCGTAGATTTCTACGCGACCAGGAAGGAGAAATCATAATGCCGAGAAAAACAAGAGAGCAAAGGCGTATAGAAGCACGCATGTCCGCCTGGCAGTGGGCTCTGTCCACAGGATGGGAATTACATCCCCGGGCCGGTCACAACTGCGTCTACGGCGTCTTCGAAGGAGAGCGAGTGAGGCTGAACTTCCGCGACCAGGAAGTTCTCAAGCTGGAACGCAAGGTCAGGCTGACGCCAGAGGAGAGGGCGGCCGAACCGTTGACCAGCGCCAGGTGGGTTCCTATGGAGACCGCCAAGTACGAGGACACCAGGATCGTGAAGGGGCAGTTGCACTTTCACAAAAAAGGAGAGGGCGAAACAGTGAAGGAGAAGTCCGATGGGTGACGTAGGCACAGGTACTACAATCACATTCAGTTCGAGCTTCTTTGCAGAGGTTCTGGACATATCGGGTCCCGGGTTTTCCCGGGAGGCCATCGACACGACCCACATGGGCACGACGGTAGCCAAGACCTATATTCCGGGCGACCTCTATGACGGAGGAGAGCTGACCGTCGAGATGGCGTTTGTCCCGTCAACGGACATGACGACGCCTATCACGGGCACGACCGAAACTGTCACGATCACGTTCGCCAACAGCCAGGCAAGTACGCTGGCATTCTCAGCCTTCATGGTAGGGTTCGAACCGTCGATCCCCCTTGAAGAGAGGATGACCGCGTCTGCCACGCTCAAGGTGACGGGTGCAGTGACGCACACGGCCTAGACAAGAACACAGGAGGACTAACCAATGTCCAACGATATGAAAAAACTGAAGGTGCTCGGTAAAGAGGACATCCTCAAGGCCGAGGACATCGATACGATAGAAGTCGAGGTCCCCGAGTGGGGCGGAGTTGTAAAGCTTCGGGCCATGCCGGGAAGTCTACGGGACGAGTGGGAGAGCATTCTCGTGTCCCGGAAGAAGGGAAGCAAGCTGAACTTGAAGGGCATCAAGGCCCTGGCCATTGCTTACGCGGCAGTGGACGAGGAAGGCAACCTTCTCTTTACGACGGACGACGTGAAGGCGATCAATGAGAAGTCTTCGGCTCCCATTGAAAGGCTTGCCGATGCCGTCATGAAGATGAACGGCCTGGGCGAGGAAGATCTGAAGGATCTGGAAAAAAACTTGCCGAGCGGCCAGAGCGACTCTTCTGGTTCAGACTAGCGTCGGTCCTCGGAGGTCGCACGGTCGCTGAATGGCAAGAGGCTATGTCCTCAAAGGAGTTTGCGGAATGGATGGCGTACAACGAAGTGGAGCCAATGGAACCCTTCAGGAGCGACGTCCGTTCCGCCATTACCGCCAGCACGGTATTCAACATGCTGCGGGGGAAGGGCAGGGCAAAGCCTATCAAAGACTTTTTGGTGTCGGAGATCATGAAGAAGAAAACAAGGGGAGCGGTGTCCGGCAAGAAGTTGATGAACAAGTTGCTTTCGTGGGCGGCGGCCCACAATGCGATGGTGAAACTCAAGGGGAAGAAAAATGGCGGTAGCGACAAAACTGGGAACCCTGTCGGTCATCCTGGATGCAAAGACAGGGAAGCTGGTCGGAAAGCTTAAAACATCCGAGAAGCAGGTCGAGGGCTTTAGCAGGAAGGTGGAAGCCGCCGGGAAGCGGATGGCTGCCGTTGGAAAGAAGCTCACAACCTACGTGACCCTTCCGTTGCTGGCTATCGGGGCAGCCTCGGTGAAAGCCGCTGCCGGCTTCGACAAGGCCATGACGGAGTCCACCGCCATCCTGGGAGGTGTTACCGATTCCATGCGGAAGAAGATGGAAGAGACCGCCAAGCAGATGTCCACGAGGTCCACGTACTCCGCCAAGCAGCTCGGCGAGGCCTACTACTTCCTGGCCTCTGCCGGGTTCAACGCTGCCCAGTCCCAGAAGGTCCTGAGCACCGTCACGAAGTTTGCACAGGCCGGGGCCTTCGACCTTTCGACGGCCACTTCCCTCCTGGCAGGATCCACCGCGGCCCTGGGCCTGAAGTCCAAGGACGCCACCAAGACCCAGCAGAACATGGTCAAGGTTTCGGACGTCCTGATGAGGGCCACGACCCTGGCCGATGCCACCACGGAGCAGTTCGCTACCGCGTTGACCCGGGCTGGCGGGATCATGAAAGCCTTCGACGTGGACGTAGAGGAAGGCACCGCAGTCCTTGCCGCGTTCGCCGAGGTCCAGAGGAAGGGGGAGGTCGGAGGGGAAGCCTTCGGGCGGGTTCTCCGTCTCCTCATTCCTGCGGCCAACAAGCATGCGGATGCCTATGCTAAACTTGGCATCCGGGTCTTCGATGCCCAGGGGAATCTCCGGAACTTCGCGCTGATCCTCAAGGACATGGAGAGGGCTCTTGCCCCTATGTCTGCCGCCACGAAGTCGGCTGCTCTGGAGGCCCTCGGATTCCAGAAGCGGTTCCAGGGAGCCATCCTTCCGCTTATGGGGATGTCCGAGAAGATCATGGAGTACGAGAAGGAGTTGAGGAAAGCCGCGGGCACTACAGAGACTGTCTACAAGAAGCAGCTGGAGGCCTTCTCCAACAAGCTGACGATTGTCAAGAACCGTCTGATCCTAGTCGGTATTACTATCGGCGAGAAGCTGATCCCCTACCTTGAGAAGGGAGCCGCCTGGGTGGAGAAGATGGCGAAGAAGTTCCAGGCCCTGGATGGAGCCACTGTTGAAAGGTGGATTAAAATAGGCTTTGCTGTTGCAGCCCTGGGACCCGCCCTGATGATTGCAGGGAATGCCTTGAAGACTGCGGCGATTGTCGGGACCTTTTTCAAGATCTCGGCTGCGGCTACCGCGGCCACAACGGCAGCCAGTGGAACAGCTGCGGCACTTGGAGCTGGTTCAGCTTTTGCGGTGGGAGGTCCCATTGCTCTTGGAATCCTGGGGATAGCAGCAGCCCTTGGAATCGTGATCGGGAAGTTTGCCCAGGTAGCGAAGGAGTCCAGGGCTGCCAAGGAAGCGATGAAGCTGGGGAAAGTCCCAGGCACTCCAGAAGTTGCCGTTGATCGTGCTACTGCAAAGGTTGGTCAGCTGGTCAAGGCTTCTCCTATGGCAGAGGATGCCAGGAGAAAGACAGCAGACTTCGACCAAGGGAACAAGTCAGCCCTTGCGTGGCTTGATCAGAAATTCCCCGCAGAGATAGAGGCTGAGAAGAAGGCCCAGGAAGAGACGAACAAGAGACTTCAGAAAATTGAAGAGACGGCCAACAAGCAACTAGAAGCTGACTTGAAGATTTGGGCAGCTCTAACAAGGGATGCCCCGACGCATCCTGTCGTATTTGGAACAGGAGGATAACGATGCTATATTCAGAAGATATCGATGCCTTTCGGTTGGTAGATGAGAACGGAAAGCAAACCGGGACCAGATCCTTCTTTGATGATAGCAATGGGCCGGAGGCGTCCCTTCCTGCTTACGGGGATTCTTTCCCGGACATAGGCTCTCTTTCCTTCCCGGACTGCACGCTTCGCACTATCGAGTATGCCCGATGGAAAAACCAGGCGAGCAAGTATCAGTATGTTTGTAAGTACTCCTCCACCGGGGCGAAGACGGATACCCCTTCTCAGGACGAGGACACCGACGAGGAGGACTACAAAAGACAGTACTCCTCCTCCGGACAGATGGTGACTCTTGGAGGGTCCCCTACTTTCTCTGGAACTGGAAATGAATTCAAGGGAAAGCCGTTCACCAAGATGCAGCCTACCCTGTCCAAGGTTATCTATAAAGTTTTTGAAAATGAAGGGGACATGCATACCCTGATCAAGGCCCACATTGGCAACACAAACTTGAAGCCCTTTGAAGGAGAGGATGCTGCGGATACTTGGCTCTTTAACAGCTTTCGTTCAGAGGAGTACTGGGACTCAGAAGCAGGGGATGTGAGGTGGGGAGGCTTTATGACTTTTGAAATGCGGATAGCCAACAACGTAGTCATCCCTTGGAACCATGAGTGGGATGTAACGGCTCAGGCTTGGGCGGATCTGTCCATTCCTCGTTACGCCTTTTCAGATTTGAATTTGCTTCTCGCGTAGGAGATTTTATATGAGAGGGTCTGCAATAAAACATCAACAGGTTGGGGACAGGTCTATCGACACCCCTAACTTCAACAAGATGGTCGACGTAGCCAACGCCTCGATGAACATCTACTTCGACCCTTCCCACTTCATTGTCCACTATGACGGCGGGGGCATGCAGGTTACTCTCAACCGAGTGGACGAGGAGCAGAACGCCCAGATCGTCCAGACCTCCCCTACCGCCATCAGGGTCAACGGATCCCAGTGCATCACCTACGCCCACGGCACCAGGTACGAAGTCTCCCAGACCACGGACGGGGGGACGGCCCCGGACATTTCCGACGCCACGACGATCTCCGGGATCACCACCACGGTCTACGTCTACCAGATTATTGACAACCTTGTCTCGGCCTCTACCACCACAGAGGATTCCCTGGCCCCTGATCAGTTGAGAGTCCTGACAAATGCAGCGTGGCCCAGCGAGACGAACTACACCGTCCGGGTCCTGGGGAAGGTTACTTGCGTGAACAGCAAGATTTCCAAGATCGAGCAGTACAAGATCGGGGACTGGTATCGGTACTTCCAGATCATTGACGGGGTCTCCCTTCAGTACGTTCCGGACAATGACGACGGCAACCAGTACAAGACTCAGATCTACAACTGGGAGAAAGCCACCACTGGAATGTGGGACCAGACGGACATCGACACAACGGCAGATCCTTTCATCGTTCATGACGCAACGGACAAGAGTCTTCACTACATCGTGGCAGATGAGTTTGTCCAGGCCGTGGTCACAGCCGGGAATGTGAACTGGGACGCCATAGGAGCTGGGCTGGATCTGTCTGGCAACACGTCTTACTTGCATGAGAACCTCGACCCGACCAACAACACTGATGTCCGAGCAGCCTTCCAGGACAACTGGGATCACGACGGTCATCACTGGGTGAAAGGTCATGGCGTTACCGGGACCAGGGCCACATCCAACTACGGAATAGCCATAGGCCTGGACAAGGACACGATCGTCATCGACCTCGCGAACAAGGAGCTTACCGTCGGGACCGATACATGCCTGACCTGGGATGCCACAAGCGTGGACATTGGCGATGCAGCGGTGAAACCTCTTTTCAATGTACTGAATGCCACAGACGCCGCCGATGCGGCCACGGCCGGGGCGACCTTTGCTGGAGGCATTGCGGTGGCTGCGGACAGCTGGGTGGGCGGGACGATGCACACGGATACGGGGCTCGTCCTTGAAACAGCTGCTATTTCAAATACATGGACAAACAGCGTAGCCGCAATACAGCCAGCAGGCGATGTTACCATCACGAGCAATGGAGCGGCGTATGACATCCTGATTCAATCCGGAAGGGTCCTGGCTTTGACATCCGTGACCACTCTTGACTTGACCGTTGGAACGAACTTGACCATTGACAGCAATACCGGCCTTTCTACTTACGGACATACGAAAGGGATCTTTACGGATGAGGCAGGACTGAATGATGAGATAGTTCATTTAATTTGGATGTACGGGAGACCATAATGGCAATTGCAATAAACAGACAAAGAACAACAATATCTGCTGTTGCAGCAGGCACGAAGATTTTGAACTCCCCTGGAAGCGGGAACGTCATTCGAATCATGCCAGGGATGATTACCATACGTAACACCGGGGCGGCTACCAACAACATCATTCTCCAGACTGTAGATGGCGTGGCGACTACAACCGAAATCGAAAGGTTCGATCTAGCCGCCGAGGAGACCTGGTTCAATGAATGGGAGCTTGTCATGTACGACACCGTAGACGAGCTTCAGGCCACCACGGACAATGCTTCAGCTACTGACTTCATAGTTAACTACATCAAGGAGACATAACCATGGGCAAGATCATTGACGGACTTCTTACCAGGCTGTACATGGCCCGTTTTGGGGATGGCGCGAACGACTACGACGTTCCACGCATTGACGCCTCAACCCACGCCATGCAAACCATTGAATACGAGCACCACGAGATCCACAGTGGCTCCCACTACTTTATTGATGACGTTGTGGATTTGGCGATCAATAACGTTCTCGACATCCAGTGGACTACGCCCAACACAACACAGTGGGCGCACCTTACGTTTAACTTAGCAACAGAGGCCGAGACGGAGTGGTACGCTTACGAGGGTGTGACCATCAACACGCCAGGTACGGCAGTCACCCCGCCCAACAGCGACCGCAACTCTGGGAACACCAGCAACGCCACTATTGCTACGATCACGAACACGAGTGTTGCCAATGCCAATGCGGACACAGCGGTGGCTGGCGCAACCCAGATCGCGCACGGCATCGTTGGGGCTGGGAGGAATGGCGGTTTTGAGAGGCGTGACCGCGAGATCATTCTGAAGCAGAACTCGATTTATTCGTTTAGGGCCATAGCAAACGCAGCCGGGTATATCAACTTTGTGATCAACTGGTACGAGCACACGAACAAGGATTAGGGAGGAAGTCATGGAAGAGACGATCAAAGACATCAAGGCAGAGGGCTTCGACCTCTTATGGAACATCAGGCAGTGCGAAGAAAAGATGAAGGACATAGTCCGGCGTCTGAACGAGGCCGGCATGCGAGCGGCGAAGGAAGGGGAGTAGAAAGATGGCTAACGGGAAGAATGGGAAAGGTGTGATCATAATGGCAGCCACGATCATTGGACTCATAGGGGCGGTGATCGTGGCCGGTCTGTCCTACGGGAGCCTCAGCACAAAAGTGGAGCAGAACGAGAAGGCCAGCGAGATGACCTTGAAGAATAGGGAAGCTGTGATCCGCCTCCAGTCCGACGTAGGCTACATCAAGGAGAGGGTGGACGGGATCTACAAACACTTAACCAAGGCGCATCCATGAAATTCGACGTGACAAGAATAAAGCCCGGGGACATCCTGGCCGTCCGGTCCCCCACCTCCTTCGGGAGGATGATTCGCTCCGTCCTGGCATCCTACTCGAACCACAACGGGATGTTCGTCAGGAACGACGGGGGCTGGTACATAGGGGAGGCGGTAGCCCCCAGATCGAAGCTCACCCACCTCTACGAGTATGAGTACAAGAAGGACACGGCGATCAGGGTGCTCCGGGTTCCGGATGTCTCTGACATAGCCAGGCAGAGGGTGAACCAGTTCTTCTTTGACAACTGCCTCGGATTGAAGTACCCCCTCTCCGTGGTCCGCCTATGGGTCTTCCGGTTTGTCAACAGCCTCCCCTGGAAGATCGAGGGGGAGTGGTGCACCCGCCTGGTCTGGGACGCCTGGGAGGACGTGGAGCCCGGGATCCTGAACTCCCCGCAGGGAGACAGGAAGAAGAACCCGACCCCGAGGACGATTGAGAAGAGGGCCTTTGCCGGAGTGCTGGTTGACGTGACAGACGAGGTGGTTATATGAACAATCTTAAATGGAAAGACCTTTGGAAGATGCTCCCCTGGGGCAAGGACAAGGAGAAGAAGGAAGAGGAGAACCAGGAACAGGACCCCCTCCCTGATGCCCGCCTGTCACGATCCGCGTACTCACTGGACGAGATACGAGCGTTCCCGGTGCATCATGTGACCATGCGTATACGTGGCAACAACCTGGTCACCACCGGCGAATGTCTCAAGATCAGCGAGGCGTTCGGCATGGGGTGCGAGATCACATGGTGGTTCAAGTGGGACGGCAAGCTGCATGCTCGCTGCATCGAGGGCTACAGGGCGAGCGACTGTGCAGACGGCAGCGCGTCAAAAGACATTCCTGACGGCTGGTATCCTTTCGACGGCTGCGGGTATTTTCATGAAGGGGACGAGGCCCTGACCTGGTGGGATGTCGAGAAGGACGACCGCGGCGAGAACGTAGGCTATTCGGCAAGCAAGGTTATCAGCAAGCGGAACAACGCAGAGCCATGGCGGACCGGCGTCGTGATGCCTGACAGGGGGTAGCTGTGGAAATTCTTGGCGTCATACCTGCAAGGGGAGGGTCCAAGGGGATCCCGGGGAAGAACGTAATCCCCCTGGCCGGCAAGCCCCTGATAGCCCACATGATCCAGGCTGCTCTAAACTCCAATTCTATTTCTCGTCTAGTGGTCTCTACGGAGGATGAAACGATAGCTACTACTGCT